CGGCTTGTATAGTGGCGCTGACAGCCACCTTGGACGTTGACTGCATGGAGTCTGGGTCAAGCCCCATGCTGGCCCGTGTGACGCCTGTCTTTTGCTCTACCAGCCCGTCCATGTATTGCAGCGCACTCAGGGTCTGGCCTGCGGTAAACGGCACGGCATAAACTTCCATCATGCCCGGCGCGTCTTGGCGGATCACGGCCCCGATCTCATTGTTCAGCACGTCATCAACATCGACCTTGCCTTTGACGATACCGATGCGGGGATTGTTGACCATTGCCACGTTGTCCAGAACGCCGCGAAGAATTGACGTTGCCGTGTCTTGGTCGTCCATTGTCAGATCGGGAATGGACCGGCCCAGCATCGTGTGCGGTTCTGGGTCGATCTCAAAGATGGCATACGGGATTTCATCGCATGGCTCGACCGACAGCACCTTGTAGGCATTGCCGCCCAGAATAGCGCGGTGAAGCGTTGGGATGCCCGTGCCGTCAACGTCGATGCGCATATACGCCTCAGTCACCATCACCTTTTTCATGGATGGATCAATGGCGTTTTCGTCTTCATTGACGTTTAGGCTGTAGCCGCGCCGGGCTTCTTCTTCGCTTTCAACAATCGTGTCATTGTCGGTGCTGCTGTTGAGATTGAACACATCGTCAAACTCAAAGCCCATCGCCACCAGATCACCGACGCGCATATCTGTCCGCTGGCCGCAGACATAGCAATCGTCAATCGTGCGGGCATTCCGGTCAAAGAAAAACTCCTCCGGCGGGATGCTGTCGATCACAATGTCGCCAGCGTATGTCGTGCGCGAAATCTTTAGATCATGCGACGTGACAGGCGGTGCGCCAAACGCCATCTCTGGCGCAACCATCGCTTCGGCTTCTGTGGTTTCCGTATGTTCAATGACCTCGACATCAGGATCAGACATCAACGCCTGAAACTGCATGTCGTTCAGGCCGCTGTAGGTGTAGATTTTGGTCTTGGTCTTTTCCTCATAATAGGCTTTGGCGATGCCCATCTTTTTGATCAGCGCATCGTGGAACACATCGGACAGGATGCGGAACCCGCCAACTTCGTTAAACTTCCAGTGAATGTAGGTCGTGGCCTGATCGGCAAACTGCACATCCTCTTGCCCGCGCGGGATAAACTCCACAAACTTGCTGGATGACAGAAAGATCCGCATCAGGCTTGGCTTGATTGACCGCACGATGTCGCGCACCTTGGTCGCTACAACCTTGCTGCGCCCGTCCTCATAGCCGATGTCTGTCTCACCGTCGAAATATCGCTGGGCCTTGATACGGCCCTCGCTGACATCGCTTTCGATGAAATCAATCGCATCCTCAACGGCGGTAGAGAACACCGCCTGGATGTCGCTCTCGTCCAGCGGCTGTGGCCCTGTGGTCGTATCTTCTTCGTCCTCAATCACGCCAGCGTCATCAAGGATGTCCAACACTTCTTCGGGGATCATATCTTCGGGGTCCATGTCGTGTCCTTTATTGAGCCAACAAGCCGGGTGTTGTGCGCATGGCGTTTAGTGATGCGGCGCGTGGGTTCATCAGCAATGACTGCACGGGCGCAGAGCGCATAACAGATTGCCCAACAATCGGCGCTGCCGCTGCGCCGATAGCCAGCGGGACACTCTGCGTGGCAAGGCCAACACTACCACCAAGGCCAAGAGAGCCAAGACCCACAATATCACGGAACCCGCCCGCGCTAACTGTTGGCTGCGATCCAAGAACACGCATTGCCTGCAATGATAGATCGCTTAGATCAGTCCCGCGACCAAGGGCATAGTTTGTCCGACCGACCGTGCGCTGCGATGCTGTGGATAGGCGTTCTGGTGTTAGAATACCTCTCGCCCCTTCGCGCCCGCCCTTTGTGGACGCGTCTGCAAGAACCAAGAAGTTGCGATATTGATTTCTCAGCGTGCTAAGTTCAGAAATATCATCAACGCGCCCCAGTGCCGAAAGCTGTGCTTCGGTAGCGTCATCAATTACCTCGCGCAGTTCATGCGCAAAGTCACGGGTCGCCTCATCTGATGATGTCGTCAATTTGCCAAGGCGTGTGCGCCATTCCCGCATTTGAGTGGCGGGGAATGTGCGCGCGCTGGGGGATGTCGCCGCATCCATAATTTCATTAGCAATTCGACGCGCGCTTACAGTTGGCGCACCGCCCGCAGTTGACCCAGTATAATCATCCATAATCGACAAAACGCGCTGACCTACGCTTGTATCAATCGGCACGTCAACATTGCGCAGAATGTTGTTCATTCCATTTGTGATGTTGTCAGATGCTTGGCTTAATACTTTTGGCGTCGCTCTGTTTGCACCAGTCATTCCGACAGTTTGCAATGCCGCTGCCGTCAGATCGTCAAGCTGCTGACCAGTCGGCGCGACGGTGCCTTCCAAGCGGGCCAACAAACCACTGTCAGAAACCTGCGCAGCCGTTGGGGTAATTCCGCGTTGCATAAGGGCGTTGGCGTCGTCTGCTGCCTCACCCATTGTCATGCTAGTTGCGCTTGTTGGGCGCTGACCAGCCAAGCCCCCAGCAATGCCAAAAACAGCACGCGCATACGGTTCAGCTGCGGTTCCCTCGGTTGCCTGCCCTGCACCTTCGCTCAGAAGGCCGCCAAGAACGCCAGCCCGACCACCAGCGCCACCGCCGATAAACTCGCCAATGGTTTGAGCATATTCTGCGGGTGTTGTTTGAGGTTCGTATTCAATGCCGCCGCTTGTCAGTTGTGCCGCAACATCACGAATGGCCGCACCAATTGACGGTTCATTCTCGCGAGAACCCTGTGGGATTAAGCCCGTGCGCTCGTATAGCGCGCCAAGACCGTCGCCAATCGTGGCGGGCAGCGCAGCCAATTCAGTTGCACCACGCGCAAGACCAGACAGCCCAGACTGCAAAAAATCCATTGTTCTGCCGCGATATGCTTGCGCGTCGCGGGGCTGGCCAATCATAGACGTGTCAATCAACGGCTGTTCGCCGCCACCAGCAAATTCGCGTGTTGACCGCGTGTCTGTGTCGCCACTTGGAACCATTGCGTCCTGCGGTGCAGCTTGGGGTTGTTGCTGACGTGCCGCCTGCGCCATTTGCGCAAGACGCTGTGCTGCCGATGTATCCCCCGCCGCGTGGGCATTGCGCAGGGCGGTCATGATTTTTTCAAATTCCATCAGTTGCCCTCAAGATAAAATTGAATTAAATCATCGCCGCTCATTTGCGATGTGTCACTGCCACCAACAGCCGGGTCTTGCGCAGTATCGCTTGATCCGCTTCGCTGCAATGCGCGCTCTTGTGCAACAATTGCAGACGGCGGCAAGCCAGCTTTAATTGCTTCAAGTGCGCGTTGACGGGATTGACGCTTTTGCGCGATCACTTCGGGGCTATCGCCCGGCTGGGGAAGATAGGTCACGCCATAAAGCGCCTGCTCCGGAGCCGTAATAGACGCACCAGTATCCTTGCGAAGGATTGCTTGCAAAAACTCATCCCCCGCTTGCTGGGCAAGCTGAAACTCTGTGCTTTGCATACGCCCGCGAAGCAGACCAGTTGGGTCGGCATTTAGCGCTTTGTCACCTAAATTAGCCAGCGCCACGTCGTATTCGTTCAACACTGGCAATGCGCCTTCGGCGCGCGTTGCATAAACCGTGTCTTTGCTTTGGCCTTCGGTTAATGGCTTACCAGCTTGAGAACCAGTCCCAAAGGAAACGGTCCCGTCTGGACCAACTTGCAAAGACATACCGCTGTCTGCACCACCAGCAACCATAAACTTCCTGTATTCGTCAGACCCCGGCTCAAGGCCGCCAGCAAGAGCGCGTTGATGCAGCGTCTCTACAGCCGTAGTCATGCCGCCTTGCTCCCCAGCAAAGTCTGCAATCACTTGCCCCGTTACTGGATCGACAAGCCTGTCACCGACAACAACACCCCTGTTTGGTTCTGCTGCCTGCTGCGAGTCTTGATAGGCCTTCAATGCGGCCACGGCTCCGATTGCGTCAACAAGCTGCACAAAGCGTTCTCCGCCCGGCTGCGCGCGCAGAAACTCAATGGTCTTGTTCTTGGATTGCGTATCCTGC